ATGTACGATAAGATAATTATTGAATACTCTATAGTAGCCAGTATAAGAGTCACCATAGTTAAACTCGAAGTCAGCTTCATCAATGTTGAGATGATTATAATAGGCCACCAGTTCATCAGCCGCTTTCTTACCGAACGTACGTCTAACTTCATCTTCAGTTATCCATTTGAAGCGATGCAAAAACCTGGCATCTGAGTAGTCGTCCATGAGACTCATTGGGTCTAATACTAGTTCAGAGTCTGGGACATGATGGGTGTCTATCTGGTTTATCGGTCTACCAAAGGTATCTTTCCTGCCAGTATCGCGCACGTTAGTATAGCTACACAACAAGCCAGATATCATACCACCAAGCTTGATAGTGTCACCTTCAATATCGAAGCGATTCTCAACGAATACATTATTAACTGTATCATTAAGAATGCTAGCCGTATCGATGTCACGTGGGTTCGTAGGACTGATAACAACAGTGTTAACTATCGTAGAGTAATAACCTACCAACATGCGAGCAAATAACTTAATAACGTTAAAGGTCTCTGCAGGCTGACCACGGTTAGCTAATATTGCTAACTGCTCGTCAGTATAGTGTCTGTTGTGGTACAAGTCCCAGGCCTCATTAGCTTCTTTACGAGACCGTTCATATGCCTCGTAGCCAATTTTAAATGAGTCCTTTAAATCCTTAATTGTTGCTTTCATCGGTTTTTATACCTCTCTGAGATACTCAACTTGGGAGTAATAACACCAGGAGCATCTTCTTTAAGCATGCCATCCATCATATCAATACGCTCATCTAAAGCAGATATAACGTCTGCTAACTGGTCTTGGTCCATGTTCAAGCGGTACTTAGCTACGTAAGGGTCATTCATGTCATAGACACTACTTAACTGTTCTTTTAGGTCGCCTAGTTGAGACTTGAGTTTAACTAATACAGGACCTTTCTGTTCGGTTAGACTACCCATAGCTGAGGTAAAGGTTTGTGTTTCACCTTTACTGACTGTAGCACCATATAGAGCATGTCGTAGAGTGTTACGAAACGACTCGTACGCTGCAGTACCTTCAACGCCTTCAACGTCATTAGAGATATACTTCTTAACTCCACGAATAAGGCTATCGATAGGACCAGCTTGTTGGTCAGTAATCTCTTCACCAGCAATATTACCTAAAGCAGACAACTGTCTAATCTCTTTAGCAACTTTACGGTCTGCTACGTTCATAGGGAACTCTTGCTCTACACGAGACATTAAGCGACTAGCTTTAGTTCTGTTAGCTGGCACAGTCATGTCAGAGTCTGTAAAACTACCTTCAAACATCTCATCAAGAGAGTCCTTAGCCGTGTTCACTTCATCAATCTTAACCTGGTCAGTAGAGCGTATCCTCTCAGCGTGTAAAGCTTCAGAAGCTTCACTACTTGTACCTTTTTCACGTTTGCCTGCTAAACGCTCTTCAGCTGTGCCACCTTCCTTCTTCATTCTAACAGCTTCAGCATAAGCATCAACTTTAGACAGTTCGGGGTCTGCGTCCATAAGGTCTTGAGCTAAGCGTTCTAGCTCAGAGCCACGACCAGTTGACTTGGGCTTAAGAATACCAGAGGCTTCTTCCCAGGCTTCTTGCTTAGTCATATTAGGTTGTTCAGACATGATAATCTCAGCTAAACGTTGAGTATCAGTAATACGACCAGAAGACATGCCAGAACGTAAGCGCTGAGCGTTAAGTGATTCTTTAGTTAGACGGTCTAGTGCTTGGTCATCCATACGCTTAGTGTAACCAGTCATAGCGTACACTTGGTTCATATCGCGTATCTCTTGGTCCCCATTAGTTCTAGTTGCTATGACATAGTTGAGCTCTGAAGCACCTGCAGGGTCAATACCAGCTTGCTTAAGCATCTTGTGACCCTCAGGCGTATCAATACTGTCTACGCGAGCAATCTCTTTATACATGTCAGCGCCAATAGGGTTTTGCTTAGCTTCAGTAAAGAAGTTATTCAGGTGACGTACATTGCGGTCACCTTGGTAACGGTCAAAAGCGTCAAAGGTCTTTGCTTGTAAACCACTAGCTTGACCTTTGTAGAGTTCATTTTTTAAATTCTGAATCTCGACGTCTTTAGTAGACTGACGCATAGGGGAGTCTGCTTGATACTCATCAAGTTTCAAGCTGGATAGCTTCTGTCTATTTTGTGCTTCTTGCATTCGCAAGTCGCGTTCAGGCTTAGCGCGAGCATAACTAGCGACGTTAGCCGCACCTTGTGCTATACCTGCTCCTGTATGTGCTGTTGTCATTATAGTGGCCCCACTGGTGCTTCGTTATACGTTGGTGTTGGTGCAGCTGGTGTTGGAGTCTCCAGATAATCAACTAAAGCAGTACCTGCCGTACTAACAGCGGCTCCAATAGTTTGACCTGCAACTTGTTCAGATGCTCTAGCTTTCTGTTCTGCCGCACGAGCCTGGTTAGACAACTCATTAGATAGAGAACTTCCAGGGTTCTGACCTAAACCAATCTGTAAGAATCGACTCTTGTCTTCAGCTACCTGTCTAGGTGCGTCACGACGTATCTTAGCTCGACCTTCAGCTCCTTCAAGTTCAGACTGAGCGTGTAAGCTTGCTGAGATACCAGAGGCAGGGTCTAAACCACGTTGAGCTAAACTTTCGTCTAACCGTGCCATAGCAGTCTGCTGCTCTTGTTCAAAAGTTTCTAAGCCTATAGTCTCATAGTACTCAGGTGTTAAGTTGTTGTAGTAGTCAGCTAAGTTATCTTGTACGGGTCCATAGACCTCATTCCAGTCATCAAGTTTATTCTGCTCAAACTCTAGAGCAGACTTACTTTGCGCTTCTGCTCCATGTCTAGCTTTATTTGCCGACACATTTGATGATATTGCACCTGCCGCAGCGACGCCGGCACTTACCCATGCTACTGACATAGTTGTCCTCCTAGCTCGTCTAGAGCAAAGTCTGTTTTTAATTTATCGTAAGAGTCCGTTGTAAGACCACTTACAATCTCATCAACGTCTGTACTATCTGTTGCGTGTATAGTCTGCCAAACAACATCTGTTATACAGAAGCCACATTTCTGACTTCCAGGCTCACTAACAAATGTATAAGGCGCACGTATATGTAGAATGCCCTCAGTCGTTGCTATAAGACACTGTCCACTAACTAACACATTAAAGAACTGTGTAGTGTGTATCTTACCGATAATAATGTTGCCAGCAGGCATAAAGAGCTCTCTGATGTACACGCCACCAGCAAATCTATTAGTTACTTGAAGCTCAGCGACAGGAAGAAGCCCTTGCTCCACACCTTCAGCTAGTTTATTGCCTAGAGCTTCTATAGTAGCTCTACGTTCTTTTACTTCTTCAACAGTCGTACACTTACTAGCAAAACTTTTACTAAAGTCTATGGCTAGAAGTTCGTTATCTTGCTTCATGATGGCACCGCTAAGCCTGGAGGAGTGAACATACCGAAAACGTTTACGTTATCAGTGTTGAGTGGGTCTTGTGCTGTATACTGCAGCTTGTTACCTGCACCTTGCTCTACAGCAAACACTTTAATTCTAAACGTACCTAAGGCTGCGCTTATCATTTCAAACTGTACTGAGTAGTCTTCTGAGACTGCAGAGTCTGCTATAGAGAAACTAGTAATCTGTTGGGTATAGTCAAGAATATTGACACCACTATTAACTATGCTAGTTAGTTCAAACTCATACACACCGACAGCCGTACGTGAGCCTGAAGCAATATTGTACTCAATATTAAAGGTTACTGCACCATTTGTACTACGGCCTTGGAAGCCCATAGTGAAGGCTCTTAGCCAGGCGAAGTTGTCTAGTGCGTCTAAGCGAGTATTTTGCTGTACTTGCTCATTTTGGATGTTCTCAAGTTCTTCATCAAGGTCTGTGCGAGCGTTATCAGCAGCTTCTTCAAGTAGTAGAGTAGCAGCGTCAAGTTGTTCTTTAGCTAATGCTATAGCATCGGTTAACTCTACACCGATAGCAATGAGGTCTCTCTGGGCTACGTACTCATCATTAGTTGCTGAGGCACGCTTACCAAGTAATATATCAAGCTCTTCTACAAGGCGTAGCAAAAAACGTTGAAGAACGATAGGCTCATCAACGTTTGGCGGTACTTGTATAATGGACTCGTTACTCATTACGCTCTCTACCTGCTATGTACTCATATTCGTATACTTCGCCAGTACCAGTAATCTTGAACTGTACGAAGTTACCGCGTTGCTTGTCTTGAGGAACTTGAAACTGGAAATCATCCTCACCAGTCAGTGTCTTGGTAGCAACTTCAATATCGTTAATTATTATATTTAATATTATATCGCCTTTTGAATAAATATGTAGCTTTTTATACGTTTTCTCTTCTGTTACCGAGCCTTCTATGAACCTGGGTGACAAGTAGCTAAGTGATAAGTCATTGTTAGATTCAAACAGCTTATATAGTACATCATCTTGCCAACCGTACAAGTTACCGTTAGCGTAGGATATAGTGCTAATAGCTAAATTAAGATACTTGAATATCGTGCCAAATCTGAAGTCCGCTGCTAATGTAGTGCCATCAGCATTATGACAGTAATACACTTCGTCATCAACCTCAGAGTCTACAGGGTCAAGCGCTATCTTACCGAGCTTATCTTTAGTTATGTTAGTCACTGAATTACCAGCAGACATACATAAGCCTTCGACAGACGCCCAAATTAGTGCCGGACCAATCTCCTGGATAGAAGTGTGGTTTACACAACCCTGGTCACCACTTAGAGGTTGTTGAGATAGACTCAATGGACCTGTACCAGTGATTAAGAAAGTGCGGTAAGTAGTGAAGACTAGTATACCATTAGCTACTGGTCCAATGCCCGTTACAGGTGCATTAAACTGTATACTGTACTCTGGTGGCCAGGCATCAGGTACTGCTATAGGCGTGAAGCGTAAAGTGTTACCTACAGCACCGAATAACATTGCAAAAGACTCTGTCAAGAATCGTAGTCCTGTAGGTGCTTCTGTATAGTTATCAGACTCTAGTAGTCGACCATCGAGTTGCGTGTCACCCAGGGAATCTGCATAGACTGTGACAGCGTTATCTAACTGTACAACCATTGTGAACTCTGCAATATTACCACCTACGCGATACAAGCGTTTATGTGTGACCTGAGGGTCTGCACTAACAGACATACCAGATATATCAATGATACCACTCTCTGCTTCTAGCTCTTCAGATACAGCGCTTGGCGCGGACTCTGTGCCATCATCATTGTTATAATGAGTGTAAACATATTGGTACGTGCCATCGAAGTCACCTACTAAGTCTGAGTCAAACTCATCATTAGCTGAGATGTCTTCTACGTCGTCCAAGAAGTTCTGTATAGGTCCAACATCAGGGAGACTCATTGTGAATGCTTTACGCCATATGCCTTTGTAGTAGCGGAAGAAGATTACAGAGTCTGCTGTCTCACCTTTAACGTCGCTAAATAGTATAGAACGGTCATAACCGCCTGCAGGGTCTTCAACTGCTGACTTAGCTACGGGAACTGTGGATGCAGCTTTAGATAATACCTCAGATGTGATTCTCATACTAGCAGTAGTACTAGCTTTGGCAGTGTACTCAAGAACCTTAGAGTATCGTCCGTTCTTAACGTTAACTAAGCGGTATCGTAAGTCTGATATAGGGAGGTCACCATAAGTACCTAAAGTAGATACCAGGTTAGAGGCAGAGAAATCAGTTACAGTTGCTACTGAGTCAGTATTAACTAGCACAGGTGCTGCAACGGGCTTAACGATACCTAAGTTATTATAAGCACCGTTCTTGTACTTCTGCGGGCGTGTTACACCGTCAGTAGAGTACATGGTTTGTTGGAACTCTAAGAAATCTGTAGGTACAGCAGCACTTAACCACTCTTGTTCAGATATAAAGAACTCATGGTACTGTTGGACAACAATGTCTGTAGCTAACTTATCTTTAACAGGTGCTAGAGTACCTAAAGCGTTGTCTATATTAGTATAGTCAACTGCTTCATTCTGTCCTATGTATTGTGGGCGTAGCCTACTAGACTGCCCGCCATTAAACTGTTGTATCTTCATCAGACATCCTGTAGTAAGAAAGCCATCCGCAAGCTGATAGTCATATTTGTTGCAGAAGGTAATGCACGAAAGACATGGTCTGTAGGACCTTCTATGGCTCTAGGTATAGTGTTATCCACTCCTATCGTAGTAGTACCTCGACGTTGCAGTGTAAAGCCTACCGCCCACTTGAACACCGAGTTGGGTGGTCTAAAATAGAGGCTAGCCTCAAGTTCTGCATCTGCGTTACCTCCAGACCTGATTATAGACGCAAATAGTGACAATATCTGTGAGGCCTTGCCTGCAGGTGATGTGTACACACCCATAGAAGATATCTGCTTATCGGGATTCATTCTACAGTAAGTATTACCACTACCCGTAACGTCCACTATACCTATGGTAGGCACAGTACCTAAAGTGGTTATTAAGTTAATACGCGTAAACGTACCTAGTCCTACAGGTGTAACCCCTGTAAGGACCACAACTACTTGTTTAGGCAGGAACTCCGTATCCAAGCCTACAACTAACACAGGCACAGTATCTGCGGCGTCTGTAGAAGCTATAGACATCGCTTCACCACTATCTGAGGGCCAGATGTACTCTGTGGCCCAGTCTATCATGTCTTGACCTCCGATGTCTAATCCCGTAGTTTGCGCTTGTAAAGTACTGTGGTCTACTGTAGGTACTTTACCTGCACCTATAGCCAATAAGGCGTCTCCCGCAAAAGGTACACCTTCTGAAAAATGTCCGCGACTACTCATTATCATTTCTCCGCTTAGCGACTGAAGCTAGTTGTATCTTGATATCTGTCATGTCTTTAGCTATACCATCAGTCTTGTTATCAATCTTGGTAAGCGAAGCTAAGAAAGGCTGTAAAAACTCTTGTAGCACCTCCCGCACTTCGCGTTCTGTCATTATTTCTGCTTCGATGCGAGTAATACGTTCCATTACTTCAAGCTTATGCCTATAGAACTCTTCGACTCGCTTGTCCGCATTAGTCTTCTCTCGCTTGTGATTGAACGTCAGCATACTTAACATTATGCCGAATGCCGCTGCTGCCCACGCTTGCCAGTTATCCATAGTCCACCTCAGGGTTAAGAGTTTTGTGAGCGACTTTGCTCAATCCATAGAGCACTAGACTCATCGTACACTACAACTAACATATCCCACTGGTTACCAACGAAGTTCGAACCGCCTGCGAGCTTTGCATTGTCCCTGTTGAAAGTCAAGTTATTCGAAGCACCTGTAAGATAGAGCTTAACTACGTCGCCATTCTTAGCTCCTGTGATATTTGTTATTGTAGTGTTACCCGCGAGGAAACTTACTTCTACTGTTGTCACACCACTAGGATTGTTAGGTACGTCTATAGTTATCGTACCTGTTAAGCCGGCTAATAGCTTGTGTGGATAGCCCGTGTTATCACCATTATCAATGTAGTTTTGGGCTGACGCTGTAATAGGGGCTTGATAAATTACCCTTTCAAACTTGTTATTAAAGCCACTAACAACATACCAAGATGAGTGACAATTAACTAATACTAGACCTAAGACTAAATTGTCATCTCCTTCAACCTGAACAGCTTGAGTAGAGATGTTATTCTTAGCAGTAAAACCTTTTACTCTATTTCCGTCACCACGCACATACAATGCGCGTAAAGCTTGGCCACCCATATCAGCAACATTATTTTCTATGTCGCAATCATTAGCTGTGATAAAGCACTGTCCTTTCAGTGAACCATTTTTAATCGCACCTTTATTCCACGTTGCTGTGGCTTGGGTCAATAGTAGTTGGCTCGCAGTGTAACCATCCAGGATACAGTCTGTACAAGTTGTACCTGATGTTTGCCTAATTGTCTCATTTGTGTCTATGCGACTAAAGGTACATTCAGTATTAGTACCGAGTTGAATGCCTCCGCCGAACGTCGCGCCTACGATAGCAGTAAGGTAGCTGAACGTTGCTCCAGTAGAGTTATTTATTTGTAAAGCGTCTTCAATAGTTCCGCTACTATTAATAACCTTGTAAGAGTTGTTATGTATCTTAGAACCTGGATGCATCGAACTATGCACAGCAACAGTTTGTCCCTGGCCGTTAAGTACACACTGGTTGTTGGAAAAATTTATAACTCCGTTGGTCCACTTAAATGCATCGCCTTTGCTAGAGGACTGATTTATCATCGTAAAGAAATTACCAGTGATGGTAGCTGTAGGCACGCCTGCAGCTGTACCTGGTAAGTTCATTTCGAACGCTTGTCCTATATCAGTACCCGTAGCCCAGCCGTTCATATTAACAGTCATGACGTTATTAGTAATAACCATATTGGTTATAATCGCACTTTGTGACCCGTTAGCTAAGCCATACTTGGACACTAGTACGTCCATACCTGTCATAGTGAACTTGTCTACAGTCTTTCCAGCCGCACCAATTAGAATACCTGTTGTTTCCTTAGCGTGGTCAACAGTAGGATTTCGTATCTTACCTCCTTTACCTGTAAAGGTGATATTAGATACGTCTGAAGACTCTCCAACGTAGAATAAAGCACCTGTATCAGCTTGTGTTAGTAAGGCGCCTGCTCCAAAAACAACCTCTAGCTCACTTCTATTTATTAGTGCCGTATTCGCCCCGCCTGCAAAGTAATAAGAGCCTCTACTAAACGTAAACTTATTTATATCTGTATTACTCACCGCATGTTGTAAAGCTACAGTGTTGTCTGTAATTCCATCAAGTTTAAGACCGTATTGAGCAGCTGTTATACCTGATAAATCTCGTATTACAAGAACTAGTGACAGGGCAGGTATACCTGTACATTGTACTATGTTATAACCGTTAGCTACCTGTCCTTCTTTATACTCAAACTGTCCATAACCTCTATCTGATATAATAACGGTGTCGCCCGCTTTAGCTTGAGTATCACTAACAGCTGAAGCTAGCAGTACAGAGTTAAAATATTTACTCGCACCAGTTGAAGGTGTTGGCACTAAGTCATACACTTCTGTACTAGGGTTAAATAAGTAATCGATAGCACCAAGTACAGTGTCGTACAACCGGGCTTTAGGAAATTTTTCACCGTCTAGTGTATCAAGTTCGACAGGTGAATTAACGGGGTATATGTTACGAAGCTTGGTAAGATTATAATTACCACCAGCTCGTGTTTGGGCTACCTGGTCTTCACCAAATAGTATATCTTCTTGTCCAGCAAGATTCTTGCGAACTACTCTTTGGTCAGCCATTAGCTAAATGCTCCTCTATATGCAGTTGTATTAGTTTGGCTATCTCTCGTTCCGCCATGAGACTCGGTCTCCTTAACGATGCCTATTTCGCGTTCATATAATGCGGCGGCTTTCTGTGCTTTTTCAGCGAAACGTGTGTCATAATCGTCATCAAAGGCCATAGAAACAACGTAATGCTTCAGTGCCGTATCAAACATTGATGGAATAGCTAACTCTGAGTCAACTGATGTAACATCGCCTACTGGGATTCTAATATACCAGATGTGTATAACACCTTCTGATTCATTAATACCTGTAAGTACACCAAAGTCTGTAGTGAAGTTCTCTACCTCGACTTGTGGGTCATATAGGTCAGTAACAACACCAAAGACTGAGTCAAAGCTATAGTCAGTTATGTCTGTGGCTACACCTAGTAGCTCAGCGCCTTCAAACTCTGGGTCGTCTGTTTCAAAGATATATGAGTTAGTCGATATACCTTCATCAGGTATAGGATATACTCTAATCTCACCGATATTACGACGGTCATAGATTAGTGCTTCAACGCGTGGGGCTGTATCAGTCTCCCAGCAGTATGTAGCATCGTCAAAGTCTGAAGTGCCGAATGTGCCGTAGCTTCTACGTTCACGGTAACTGTCACGACTATTGATTTGATGATTACGGATAAGCTCATCCATCTGAGCGTGGGAGTGCAACGGGATAATGCAATCATCAAAGGCTGCCCGGGTTATTAACCATAAGTCAGCAGGAAGTGAGTACACAGCTTGACCTTCCACTAATGGGATGTCAGTCTGAGCTTTAAGAATTTTTGTGTGCTTAGCTATATCTTGCTGGCCTTCTTCAACCAGGCGTAGTAATCTAGGGTCAGACCATCTCTCGCCGGTGGGGTCAGCTAAAGTGTCACGTGCTCGTAACAGTATAGTCTCTATGCGTGTTGGCATGGGTCACCTATAAGATTAAAGGACCATCCTTGGTCCTCAGATTACTTAGATATTATCAATAACGGTCATATCACCAGTATTCAGGTCATATTCTTCGTAAGAGATAAGTACTCGTACATCACCAGTTGTTACAGCAGCACCTAAAGTCATGTGCACTGGAACACCAGTATCAGTATCGAATTCACCGGTAAAGGTACCATTAATACCTACACCTGCAGTAGTACCAGCCGACATAATTTCTGTGCCGCCTTCAGCAGTACCAAGGGTTACTGTAGCAGCATCAGAGATTACTTTCGTAACAACTTTTGCATCAGTAACAACCGCGCCAGGTGGTAAATAACCAACTAAGTAGTTATTTGAAGCATCGTTAAAGGTGCTAGACTGTAAAGCACCCAACTGGATTGCCATAAGACAAACCGACTTTTTAAGATGCGTTTTACCTTCGCGAGTAACGTTTTTATTAGCCATGAATTACTCCTTAAGCTTGAACTTGAACGTCAAATGCAACTACACCGTAATCCAAATCAGAGATTTTGGCTTGCTTGTATTTTGCATTTTCAGCTAAGAGATTAGTTTTACGCGCTTCAAGCCAGAATTCAACAGCTGACTCAGACTTAATACCGAAATCCTGTGAAGGTTGGTACTTGTAATCTGGTTGCTTACCGAATGCTAATTGAAGAGCACCTGCGCCCATTAATAAGCCACGTGATTTAAGTGTAGAAGCATAGTCAAAACCTTCTTGACCAGTCCAAGCACCATTCACTGTGTCTAATTGACGTAAACCACACATTTCAACTTCTGAGTCATCAAAACCCCAACCAGAAGCTGCTGTTCCTTCAGTATCACCGAAGAAATGGTCTGCTTCAACAATCATGAGACGACCAATGCGACCGAACACACCTTTAATATTACGGTTGTTCTGTCCGCGAATATCAGCATCTTTCATGATGGTTTGGTAACCAGCAACGTCTTTACGAAGTAAGTTAGCCATAGCAGAGTCAATTACGAACATCCATACTGGTTCACTACCGTATTTACCACCATCACCTTTCATAGTAGTGTAAGGTGATAGAGGACGACGAATAGCACCGGTTGTATAACCATTAGAGGTCTTCAACGTTTTTTCAATATCCACTAAAGTATTGAAGTCAAAAGTTGAACCACTGTCAATTACGTGTGATGCAGGTTGCAGACCAGTGTTTTGTGTGATGATATTACCTTGGGCAGTATCAAACAAAGCTTGGTCTTTAAAGCGTACGAACAAATCACCAAGCTTAGAACGCGAATCGCTATGCTCGTTGATAGATAAATCGCCAATGTCAACGCCATCAAATGCATCACCATTATCGGCTACTAAGCGATAACGTTCAACAGTGATTTTGTCAGAGAATTTCTTCTTCTGCTCGCCTTTACCAAACGCAGTATTTTTGCCTTTGATAGCTTTACCTGAAAGGTTACCATCGAAGTCAAACACTACAGTATGGCCTGAGCCAGAGTTTTCATTATTTTCTTGGAATACAATAGCGTCTTTCGTATTACCCGTTAACGGGGTCCAAAACGAAGTACTTGCTTTTTGTACCAAGCCTTCACGCATCCACTTCTTGCGTTTCAGGTCGGAGTCCAGACGGACTACACCAGTTGCCATAATTAGCTCCTAATATTTAAAAGTATGTGTATCGCTACACGGTTAGTTGTAACAGCCTTAGCGATAAAGAGTCCGTCAGGATATTATCTGGGTAAAAGATTTACTTTAGCTCATAAATGAGGATAAAAACTTTAAACTGCTACCTATAATATAGTACAAAATCAATGCTTTGTACACTTATTAAATTTAATAAATTACTTACCTATCTCTCAGGTGCTATAGTCTCTGAAGGTGCAGACCAGTCCTTAGGAGTAGGCTCACTCATCTTACGATAAGCCTCTAGTCGCCAGATTTCGCTGAACGTATTATCAAAGCTTACTTTACGTCCAATTTCATCTCGCCAGTTAGCAGGGTCAATACAAGCTGCTGGTTTACCTGTAACAACAAAACCACCTTTCATCTTGATGCCGCAGTACATAAACTTATTGCCTGCAAGATGGACAATTTGAAAATCTACTTCTTCGATGCGTTCTTGAATCCCAGATGCAGTGATGTGCTCACCTACACAACCGAGTTCTTTCATCATCGCTGCTACTTTTTCGTGGTTCTCAGCCATTTTGCTGTTCTCCGTTAATAGTTAGTTTAAAAGGCAATGTGCCTTCTTGTTTCCTGGGTTTAATCTTAGCCAGGTTTTCACGGTAAGCTTTGTCATCCGCCGACTTACGTGGCTTGGAACCTTTACCAGTTCCACTTGTTTCCATCGGCGTATGACGACTCATTACTCAGCCTTCTTTTCAGGCTTTGTAACAGGTGCTTTCTTTGGTTCTTCAACCGGTTGCTCTCTATACTTTTTCTTCATGGTATTCTCCAGGTGGTTTAAAAGATTTCTTTCTTGTACGATTCTTTGATGTCGCCGTCGACTGCCTGGTCTGTAGGCTTGCTACTGCCACCAGATTTACTTAGGTCAGGTTCATTTGGAGCAGGGTCACCTTTAGAGATAACTTTGCCAGCACTCAGGTACTTGTGAGCTTCTTGGATAAACTCATCGAAGGTGATTTTGCCTTCTTCAAGTTTCTTAGTTATGCGAGGTGGGAGGTCATTATCAATAACGTCGTCGGTTAAGACGTAGTCAGGATTAGCTTTATTGTATTCTTCTAAGTGTCGCTCACGTTGCTGGACTTCGGTTTCTTTTCCAGCCTTCTTTTTAATCTCCGTGTGCTTCTCTTTAACGCGAGATGCATTCGCCGTTTCATATTTGTTAATCTTCTCACGCCACGCCTCCTTATCAGTATGAGCTAGCTCTTCTAGTTCTTGCTGTTGTTCTACAGTTAGAGTCTTCGATACTTCAGTAGCCCAGCTATCTGCTAACTGGCTGTTCTCTGATACAAGAGCGAGATTTTCTTGTTGTGTCTTCGTGTATGAAGACTGCGTGTCGCGACGTCGAAGTTCTGCATTAGCTGCGTATTTAAGCATAGGGTCTAAGTCTTCAGCAAATACCATTTTGCCTTCTACTTCTGTACGACCTGCGATTGCTTCGTTTACTTGAGTGTCAATATCTGGAGTACTCATTATTTTACCTTATATATAGTTACTATTAAAATCTTATATAATAATAATATATTTGTGTACGAATGTAAACACCTTATATATAATAAATGAAAATTAAGGAGTCCACCAATGGCTATATTTACTTTCTCTACCAAAGGCTCAAGACCTCAAGATACTGAAACAATTGAACGTATCAAACTTGACTGTGCTAACCGTGGGCTGAACTTTAGTGCCCTGATACTACGCCAACTAACTAAGTGGGAGGAAGAAGATGTCAGACACAATCAAGTACAAAGCGATAGTTAGACTGCACGAAGGTGCTGAGCCGAAGCTAATAGCTGAAGAGCTTGATATTCCATACTCTCGTGTACTTAAATACCGTGGTGAGCTAAAAGAAGCTGAGGTGTCTGGTAACCTTAACTCTCTGTTACATATGGATGAAGCTGCCGTCGAACTTATGGCCAATGAATTAGTTAGGGACTTACCCGTAGAGTTACAACCGCAGGCTAAAGCGATGACTGATGGAGTTGTTGAAGGTGTCAAAGGCCTGGATGCTCTCAGTGGTGAGTTCCAACGTACTGCATTGTACATTAACAACCGTATACGCACCTTAAGCATGAATATAGAGCATGTCTCTGAGCTAACAGACTTAACTAAAGCTTTATGTGAGCTCCAGAATGCCTTCTTTAACAAGCAAGGTGTCCAGGTCAACATCCAGAACAACAATGGTGGAGACGCAGCTTACGGCGAGTTTCTAAAGGATGGTCCAGGTGCTTAGAATTAATGAAGACGAATTCGATCTACTATACCCAGACCTTGTCGGACATTATGACTTCTATAATAACCCAGCTCCTGCTGGTATCTCGAAGAAAGAGTTTGAGACTGTATACCTGAAGTCTAAGCTGTGGCGCCTAAACCACATATACACTATCATTGATAAGAACGGTGACCCTTGTATCTTCCGTATGAACTATGCCCAGCATAAAGTCTACGCAGCTACCAGGCACCATCCTCGTGTTATTATCCTCAAGTCTCGTCAGCAAGGTATATCAACGCTGTGGCTTGTTAGCTACTTCGATGACTCTGTCTTTGCTAAGAATCTAAACCTGGGTCTGATGGCTCAAGGTGCTGATGAAGCATCTACCCTTCTAGAGCGAGCTAAAGACTTATGGGACAACCTCAATCCTGCTATCAAAGAGTTCATGAAAGTACGCCTTACAGCAGATAACACGAAGAAGTTCGCCTTCTCTAACGGCTGTACTATCTTCATACGTACGTCCTTCCGGTCTACAACACTGCAACGACTACATATCTCCGAGTTCGGTAAGATAGCTAATGCTAATCCCAAACGAGCTAAAGAAACCAAGACCGGTACTCTGCAGGCGCTTGGTAAAGGTAACACGGGTATCATTGAGTCAACAGCTGAAGGTCGTAACGAATTCAAATACATGTGGGATGCTGCTATGCTAGCACTTCACTCAGGCCAAATGGCACCCAAAGATTTTTACCCTATCTTCCTATCGTGGCTCGACGACCCTGACTGTGTGCTAGATGTACCCCAGGCTGAGGATAAGGAAGCCAGGGAGTACTTCGAAGACCTAGAACAGAAGCTAGGTATCACGGTGAGGCCAGACCAGCGGAACTTCTGGATAATGCAACGACGTGAGCTCCAGGGTGACATCTTCCAAGAGTACCCTGCAACCCCAGAGGAAGCATTTACTGCAGCACGTGATGGTTCGTACTACAGTCGCTTGTTTAATGAGAGCTGTGTCCGTAAAGGTAAGGTGCGTTCTGGCATATATGACCCAAATATCGACTGCGAGGTGACTCTCGATTTAGGAGTAGATGATTACTTCGTTGTTATCTTCCACCAGTGGTATCGCGGTGAGTGGCGTATAATAGATGAGTACTGGAATAACGGCTACGGTCTAGAACATTACGTTGATATTATCGAAGGGCGTGGTTATAATGTCGTGAATTATAACTGTCCGCATGATATGGCGGTACGTGAACTCGGTTCGAAGGGACACGGAGGCTTAGCTAAAAGCAGAGAGGACATCCTCCAGGACTACTTCGATGACCAGGGTATACGTGCAAACATCACTGTCTTAGCTAAAACAGGTATAGAGGCTGGGCTCCAAGCTGTAAGGCGTATGATACCGATGATAGTGATAGACCCTAAATGTGAGTATATAATAGATTGTCTGAACAACTATTCAAAAGAATGGGATGACAAACTACAAGTGTGGAAGAAAACACCATTACATAATGAGTTTTCTCATGGTGCGGATGTACTCCGACAGATTGCGGTAAATGCGTTCGAAGGGGAGGCTATATCAAAGCTCGCGCCAACCAGGAGACAGTCTAGGTATAGTGGTCACGCTGTGTAGGGATTTATATAAATTTATTAAGCTACTCGAAAAT